AGGAGTTTTACATGGTGGATAAGTTCCATCAGGACATAATTGTTGTCCANCTCCNCCACCNGTATTAGGTGTTGTTANTTTAGGTGGTTTAATTAATCCAGCATCTTTCATGTAGTTCACACCTGTTTTACTCATCACATCAAGTGGTTTACCTGTTGCTCTGTAAAAATCTCTTGTTGCAGGTAAATCTTTTGGTTTACCAAAAAAAGTTTCACCTTTTGCTTTTTGTTGTCTTGAACGTTTTACTAACGGATCAATTACTAATGCTTTTGCAAGCTGTAATGTGATAGGCATGAAAGTAGTCTTTGATCCTGTATTTGTATTTGTATTTTGACTGCCTGCAGGAGGCACATTTGTTTTAGTAGTTCCCGCACCGCCCTTATTTGTTACTGGTTCTCCATAATATCCAGAACCTGATTCGAATCTTGAATGCGAATGGTCGGATCCTTTGTTGGCAGTGTTTGTTGATGGGGAACTAAAGTCTGCTTTTGAGGCATCCATGCCTCCGCCTTTATAACCCTTAATTTTTCTTTTCTTGATTGCCACTTTGTTTCTCCCTATTTAAATCAATTTTTTCTTCAGCTATTCTAATTCTTTCTCCAGCTTGTTCTTCAGCCGATTCTAATTTCATTTTATCTAGGTCGATTCTCTCTTCAAACTCACCAGTTTTTCTTTCTTCTTGCATCATTGCTTCTTGAGCTTTTCTTTGCATATCCAAAGCTCTTAAATCTAATTCTCTTTGTTTCAATGCAACAAGAGGATCTTGTTTTTGTCCTTGTTCTTCTTGTGCTAATCTAGTTGTGATCTCTGCAATTCTTTTTGCAACCAATGAATCAAATAAAATTTTAAATCCTTGAGGATCCATTTGTGCTTGTTGTGCCATTTCAGGTGAATTTTGCACCATGTCACCTACTTCACCATGCGCCTGTAATGCAATGTGATCAGATATATGTCCTTGTAACAAAGCGTACACCATAGGATTGATTTGAACCATTCTTGAAGCCATAAACGCTCTGTGTGCAGCAATATGTGACTCATGATCTTGTTCAGGAAACGCTTTTAGCATTTGCATTTGTAAAGCTTTTGCATTTTCAGTTGCAGGATCTTCAGGTTGTGGCATTGGCTCAGGTTTTAACAATGCATCGATATGTTTTGTACCTAAAGCTTCGTAAACTCTTCTATATGCCTCTCTTAGGTTGTGCATTTGTGGATTTGACATCGCAATTTTTAAATTTTCGTTTGCTAATGTAACTCTTTGAGCCATACTCATGATATTTGGGTCTGCAACAGGAATTACATCGACTCTATCGTCAAAATCTTTCAATTTTACAAATCTATCTGCGTTTGTAACAGCGTATGGATATACAGGAGGCAGATAATCTGCAAAAACTTTTGCTAAAAGTCTAAATTCTTGTCTCATTGCATAGTAACAACGCTTATGAATAGCACTCATCACCCTAGAACCACGTTCTAAGAGTGCAATTGTAGTTCCAACTGCTCTGTTTTGTGCATCTTCACCCATTTGCATGTCTGCAATAGCTGCAAAACGCTGTCCTGCTTGTACTACGAAACCTAAAAGTTGAAATAAAGTTCCACTTGGCTCTTTGAAAGGTAAAATTTGGAACTGATCTTTAATATTTCCACCGGGTGCATCGACATCTCGGAACTCTCCAGGTTGAAAAGGTTGGTCATCGTCACGAATTCTTATACCTCTAGACTTAAACCCTGCTGGAAGGTTCGCTAAAGTACCTGCATCAAGCAATTGTCTTAATGCTTGTGTTGCAGATCTTGATAATCCACCGATCATATGTATTAAACCGAAGCCATAAAACCCTAAACCAGGTAAAAACTTGTAATGCACAAAGTATTCTTTTCTTGCTTCTGTATCATCATCTTGATTATAGTTTCTGTAGATAGATAAAATTTGTCCTGAGCCTTCATCAATTGAAATTATGTATGGAAGTTTAACTTTTTTCTCAGAGCTTTCCATTTCAAACTCTTCTAAGTTGCAATCTACATGCATCTCTAAAATATCATATTGGTATTCTTTGTTACCTGAAGGTTTGACACCTTCTAATTCATTTAGTTTATCTTGTATTGGACTTTTCTCTGCTTGTTTCGCAATAAGCTCTACGTCTCTATAGAACCCTGCTTTCTGTTGTTTAAGAACATCATTCTCTGACATCTTAACAACATGTGTAATTCTTTCACAATCTTTTAAATCTGTTGCGTAATATGGTACAACTAAATCTTCCGCAGGTACAAACTTTGCAACTGCTCTTTGTTTGATTTCGTCAAAGTAAATTTTTTTAAATGCTGATCCAGCAAGTGGTAAGTAAAACAACAACTGATCTGTGTCTGGTGTGTACTCTTCCATTTGTTCCATTAACATATAGTTCATGAAATCTTTTACACGTGTTGCTTGGTCTTCAACTTCTTTTGTTGATGAACCTATGATCGCTGTTCTTACAGGACCATCACTTGGTAATAATTCTTTGTAGGCTTGTGCCTGAAACTGAGTTACAGCTTCCGATAGTAACGGATGGGTAACACCACTTGCACCTTGAAAAGGTCTAGTAGCAGTTACATACTTAAATCCTAATAAATCTAGACCTTCTTTATAAGCCTGTTCCCAATCTGATCTTGAAACTTTATCTTTTTTGTAATCCTGAATTAGTTGAGCAGACATACGACCAAGAACACGGTCATCCATGTCTTCAGCTAAGTTTCTAAAGAAATCTTCTTCAGGTTGTTCTTCCTCAGGAGCTTGCTCCTCAGTACCCTCAACTTCTACGTCAACTTCTTCTGTCTCAACTTCTTCAGGAAGTTCATTTTGTTTTTCTACTTCAGCCATTTATTTAATATAGTTTAGTTGGTTTCAAACTTACAAGTTTTCCACCTCTAGCCTTTATCATTTTACCTGCTTTAGCTCCGTCCATTTCTCCTAAACCGAATGTATCTTTACCTAAAGTTGCAAGAGTATCAGTTTTTTTGATATTTGGACCTCTACCTAAATCAATATTTTCTCTAAATACTTTTTTTGTAGCTGCAATTGCCTTATCTTTAAAACTAGATTTTGCTTTTTTGGTAATGTAGTTTTTTTTCATATTACCGAAACCAAATTCTTTGGCTTCGTTATTTGCTATACTTGCAGCTCTTGCTTTGCCTGCTAAAAGTTTAGCTCCAGCTAATCCGACAACTCCTGCCATAATAGCTTTTTTAAGTTTTTTACTTGCCATGATAATTATCTCCTTTGTTATAACAGGATTATCTTATCATGCAAATATATTTACGACTAGACCACCACTCTGATATGCTTTGAAGGGTTTAGTAGCCATTTCAGGGCTTACTTTAATTGCAAAAGCATCAAGGTATAATCTAGTATCACCCGCCTGCATTTCAATAACTTCACCACCATATCTAGATTTATAGTTCTCAGCTTCTTTTAATGTTCTGAAAGCAGCCATGTGTTCTGTACCTGCTTTGTCTGGATTAAGACCATAAACCTTTTTAGTATTGTCAACTTTACTTACTACTTTAAAAGGTTTGTTTGGGTCTGATTTTGCTACAGGAATCGTTTTTACTTCTGAATTATATTGTTTTGAGAGTTTCTCCATAGCTGCAGGTAACGTCGCTTTTTTATTTGGATCCGTCATACCTTGTATGGGTTCCTCTACATCATTACCTTTTTTTCTTACAACGCCTTGTCTTCCACCGTAACCTTTAAATCCTGCTTTTCCGAATCTGTTACCATAAAATTCTAAGTCACCTAAATATTTTGTTCTCTTCGCATGGTGTAGATATTCAACAGGAGATATAGCTACCCAATCAATACCTCTATCCGCTGCATCTTTAATTTGGTTTTTTAATGCGTGTGTTCCCCAATTTTCTTTTCCATACAAAGGTAAAAAAGGTATACCATCTCCCGCTTGTGTTTTTGTAATATTAGCTAAGTTTAAAGAATTGTTTTTTAGCTCATCAAAGTCAGAAGATAATTTCTTAAATCGTGCAAGATCTTCTGCTGTTTTAGCTGTACCTCTTTTTGAAATATCCATCATCTCTTCTACAATCTTATCAAGCTTTCTGTTTGCAGAAAAAAATTCTATTTCATTACCAAAAGCATTTACAACTTTTTCTCTAGTAGGATTTACCTTTCTAAGTTTTTGATGATAGTCAGATTGTATCTCATCAATCATCATTACTTTTTGATTTTGATTTGTACCACCTGCTCTTATACTTCCTCTTGTATGATACACCTGGTTCGGTATTGCTTTCGTAGCACCATAGTCACTTGTGTAGTGTTTGTTATATTCTGATCCTAGTCTTTGACCCATTGGTAATGGTTTAGGGTAATACACAACGTTTTCAAAATATTCATCACCACCTTTAATTCTATACTCGTTATAAGAACCATACTTAGGTAAGTAACCCTGTTGTTTTTGTAAACTAAATAATCTTGATAATTCTCTATCTTTGTTTGAAGCTAAACTTGTAATTCTTGTAACTTCATTTGCATCCACAGCAACCCCAAGTCCTCGTGCCTTTTGAGCTAAATTTTTATAAGCTTGAATATCACTTGCAAATATATTCGAAAAGTCATCATAGTCATCACCATCAACACTCCTGAATTGTTTTGTTAATCTAGAATTAATTTTTAAAAGAGAGTTCTGTGTAGCAGCAATATCAGTAACTATATCACCTGCTTCGTCACCGCCTTTGGCAACAACCTTATCTCTTAAATCTTGTAAACCTAAATTCATTTGTCGAGTAACATCTTCAGCCTCATCAACAAGTTTTACATTAGTTTGTAGTTTTCTCATTTTAAGATTATTAACAGGAGCCTTTTCTACAATGTAAAGTAAATCCATTTTACTTAGTGGCAAACCTTTTTCAGCTGCTGTTTTAAGAAAGCCTCCTACTACTTCTCCTTGTTTATTAAGTTGAAGTAAATTTGAATCCCACATCTCTTCTTTCTTTACTGCTTGTGAAATATTTTTAAAGTCAGGGTTACCTGTTTTAAATGATCCGGGGCCTGTAGATTTTAAATCTTTGATCCACTCATCAGCTTTTCTTGAACCTGAAACCGGGTGTCTTGCAATGTAATCATACAAAGATGAACCTATTCTGTTTGTCTTACCCCCTCTGGATAGAGGTTGTAGATAAGCAATTTTTTTTAATTCATTCGATCTTGCTATTGCTTCTTGTCTGATTTGTTCTTGTTGAGTTATCTGAGGTCTCTTCATCAATTGACCTCTTTCAATTTTTGTTGGAGCTATTGTTAAAACTTCTTCTACTTCATCAACTGGTGCCGTGGTTCGTGATACGCTTAGCTTTGGTTTTCTTAGACCTACGAGTTTATTAAGAGCTCTTGCGATAGGGTTCCTAGCAGCCACAGCTCCAATACCCACGGCTGCCATCCCAGCAAAACCTTTTAGAGCAGATGGATCATATTTTTCTTTTTCAAAGCTGTTGTCATTATCTCCTGGAACTGAAGATGTCTTATCATCTTCAAACTTCCCTGAGTCGATTAATTCTTTTAGTCCAGCCATTACTTGATAAGATCTTTAATATAATCTCCACCCTTCATAACTTCGACTTCTCCGCCACTATTCATCTTTGCAGTTTCTTGTTTTGTAGCTTTCTGATAAAGATCAGTAACCATATTTTTTTTATTACTTACATATTCTGTATCGTTCGGTGTAGCTATAGCTGTTTTCTTTTTTGCTTTACTAAATGCTTTTGCTCCAAGTGCTCCTAGTGCAAGAACACCTAAGACTGCTTTAATTGGTTTTTTATCCATAATATTTATGCTCCTTTGGAATGTTATAACTTTCCTCCTCATAGTCACTTAACATATCTATGAAGTTTCCTTGTCGATATCTTAACACAGCTTGTGTGGTGCTATCTACATAGTCGTCATTGGCTCCGTGAGGAAAGGCAGCGCATTCTTCAATAACTTCTTCTGCATATTTTTCACCCTCTGGATAATAAATCTGACCCCCTTCAAAGACTGGGGCGGTAGCGTTGACCCGTGAGTGTTTGTCTTTTCCCCGTGATGGTACGAATGGAATGACAGGAATACCCATTCGTCTGAACTCTTGCATGAGTGGTTCCCCTGTAGCCTTAGCCTCAATAATCACGGTCTCCGGCTCCCAGTATTTATATTGATCCATTGCAATTGCTTTAAGTTCTGGAAAATCATATTTACCCTTGATCGCATCAAGTAGAATCATTGCAGGTTTACCGTCTTCTTGTGGAAAAAATATACCCCATGTTGTGATAGCAGAATAGTCAGCAGTTTCTTTTGCACTAAAAGCAGTATCATATGATTGTATTACATGCTGCAGTTTTGGAATTCTTTCATGTTCCCATACTTGCCACCATTCTCTTTTGAGAATAGCTCCTTCTTCAGATGTAGGGTTTTGCATATACTGAGCAGACCAGTTCCTGATCGGTAAAGATGCTTTTACTTTTTCTAATTCTTCTAGTTCCCAATACTCAGGCCAAACAGGATTCCCTGAATCTAGTATTGCAGGAAATGAAATTACATTCCATTTGTCAGCTTTAGGTTCTTTTTGAGACTTAATTAATCGACCTGTCAAATCATCCTCTGCCCATCTTGTCATTACAACAACAATTGAGCCTCCCGGTTGTAAACGCTGTCTCGGTCCTGACACATACCAATCGAAAGCACGTTCCATTGCAGACTCAGACATCGCATCTTGTTCAGTATGTGGATCGTCGATAATAAGTAAGTCCGCCCCTCGTCCTGTGATAGAACCGCCTACCCCCGCTGCAAAATATTCTCCACCATGATTGGTCTCCCATCGTCCTTTGGCCTTACTATCTTCTCGTAGTTTAACATCCCCAAATATATTTTTATACTCCTTCTGTTCCATTAGGTTACGAACCTTAGAACCGAACCTTGATGATAGTTCTGCGTTGTGTGATACCTGCATAATTTTTAAATTTGGATACTTCCCTATCATCCAAGCAGGAAACAAATAGGATGCAAATTCTGATTTAGTATGCCTAGGAGGCATATTTATTATGAGCCTCCCTTTTTTCTTGGAAGAAATTTTTGTAAACTCGGCTGCTATGTGTTGATGGTGTCCCCATCTTTTTGGTTCAGGATCCAATCTACAAATGAAATCAGGCCAGACTTCTTTAACAAAATATATAAAATTATCTTGGCACAACTTTATGTGTTCAATCCACTTAGCTTCGACTGCTAATCTTAGTTGTTCATTCGTTAGTAATTCTTTTTGCATTGAGTCCCCTTTTTTATCTTAACTCATAATAAAAATATAGTCACTACATCTATGCGATCGAGTTTTTAGCACGGCTCTTGCTATAATCAGTTTTTGTGTGCGTGGCATCTAAATCTTGTGTATTTGTTTGAGTTTGGAACTAGATTTGGTACCTCTATTCAGGTGGTGAAGGTGGTGGAGATGGTGGAGAAGGTAGCGTCACCTGTAACCCCGAAGGGTTACAGGTGTAGAACTTTACTGATTAAAGTCTTGATCTGGATTGTTTTGAATAATTTGTAAGATTGGTTTTAAATTATTCACTAACTTTTGTTTTAACTCATTCACGATAGGGTCATTAGGGTACTGAATAATAATTTCCTCAACAGCACTTTCTAATTGTTTATACATGAATTGATAGTTAAGAGTTGTTGAACTTGAACTTGTACTAGCTTGTTCAACCTCATTTGAGTTTGCTTTGTTCTCAACTATCTCATTAACCATTTTGATTAAGTTGCTCATTAGTTTGTTCCTTTCTCTTGAACTTTGATTTTAATTTCTTTTGTATCCATATCAACCAAAAATTCCTCATACAATTTAGGGTGCTTTTCTTTGAATTTAGATACATCAAATCTTTTCATTGTTCGTTTGATTAATTGAGCAAACCCCTCAATGTTATCAACTTTATTTATAATGATTAGATTTGTTTTCAAAGTTTCGAACAACTCAACATGAC